TCAGAATATTGGGTTCTAAAGATTCTTGAAAAATAATAAAATTCGTCAATTATTATTGTTTTATACTGATATGAAAGGCCGAAAAAATTCCACCCCAAAAGTAATGTCGATCATTACTTTTTCTCCAGACGGGGCGATAATTTCTTTTGATAAGTCTAATCTTGGTTCGTTTTCGGCTATAAATCTTCTAATATATTTAGAATCGGCAATTGGCATTTGTTGAATAAATGTTGCTATATTTCCCTTGTCTGTATTACCATCAATAGATACAATAATTAAAGATAATTTTGTTGTTATTGATGGTGCTGTTCTATCATTAGGATATGATTTTAAAATTGTTTCTATTTTAATTTTATCAGAGATATTTAAAATCTTTAATTTAACTTGTTTTTTAGAAACAGGAAGAGTTGTGTCAAACAAACCTTCCTCATTTGGAATATTTTTTGGTTTTTTAATATTTAATTCGTCCAACAAAATTGTTGATGTAAATTTTTTATCTGTATTCGGATCATTTACGGTTATTGGATATTCGGGACCAAAAGACGTGTTTCTTAAAAATAAAAGTATTGCTTCAACGTCTCCGTCAACTAATTCTTCAGGTCTTAAATCTTTTTCATAAATTTTATTCCTAAGCAAAGGAAGAACTATACTTTCTTGAATACTTTTTTTATAGTCAGCTTCGGCAATTATGTTTTCATCAAACGCAGTTAAATAACCAACTTTAATGGTTTTCTTTTTAGATTTATAAAAGATCCCTCCAGAAGGTAGGGTTATAACATCGTGTGGTAAATTGAAATCGGCTTGTCCTGCCGTGTAAGCATTTTGTTCCATATTTTTTTTAATTTAAACATAATTAACATATGTTTTTTTGTAAAGATTAAAACAATTACATAACGTTTACAAAAAAAAATTCCCATACATAAAAACATATAGGAATTAATAATATTGTTTATTAAAAAATTAATATACTAATATACAACGATCCATTCTCATAGAACTCGTTACTTTAGCTAAACCATCACTAGTGTATGTTAAAGCTCCACCATCATATTTTGTTAAAAAAGCTCCCTCTAAAATCCATTTTTCAACAACAACTCCGGTTGGGTCTAACATTTCAAGGTCAACATTTTTTTTGTAACCAGCCGCATATCCCATTCGTCCTGTTACAGATTCAGCACATAAACGAATCCACTCCATTAATGCCTGTGATGCTGATGGACCAATAGGGTCTCTAAAAGTTACCGCTAATTCACCCCAAGTAAATCTACCAGCAACGTATGTTTCCGTATTTAGGAAAGGAATTGGCGTTGCTGCAATAGTAAGAGAAGGTCTTGCCGTGGACTCTACATACCACTCATTTATACCAAGTGACGAAGGAAATCTTAAGATCCATCGGTTTTCCCTTTTTGGTTCGTAGGGTATCGGCATTTTCATTAGTAAATCAGCCATAATTTGTTTTTTTATTTTTTTGTTTATTTTTTATTATAAATACATGTAATAATTTTTTTTTCTATTTACTTCCACTTTTTTTTAAAATATCTTATTACTAGATCCAGTTATTAATTATTATTCATATTCTTCTTTTCCTTTTTTAGATGTAGCATAAATCTTTAATTCATCTTTATTTGGAAAATTTTTTCTCATTGTATTCACATTTCTTATGTCGTCATCTGAAAAACCAATAAAAGGGTTAAAATAATTACTTATTTTATTCTTTATAAAAGCTTTCTCTTGTAGTTGTTGGGACATTTGTTTAACATATGTCATAAATTCTTTCATATATTTAACTTTTAATTCTTCTGGATTCGCAGCTGATCCCTCACCAAAAGTTACAGGATAATATTTACACATATCCAAATAAGACTTTATTAGTTCATCATTGGATAAATCATCCTCATCTGATAATTCTCTATATTTTTTAAGATTTTTAACTAACTCACTTGAAGATAATCCGTTTTTGTTTTGTTTTATTAAATTATAAATGGAATTTCTGATCACAGATGGGGTATGTCCCCTTGCTGTGACGATTGCAAAAATTGACCCGTTATTAACCGCCTCAACAAAATCAGACCAAGCAGGACCTGTTTCAGCCGTCATAGAATCTTTCATAAATAACTTATCACCAGGAACTCTGAAGTTCTTAAAAGAATTGTCATAAAAGTCAACTATAGTATGTCCTTCATATTTAAAAGGTTTTTCACCAATCTTAGTTCTATATTCTGCAAAATCTTCGGTAGACATACCAACAGAATTTCCCTTATCATCCTTTAAATATATTTTGGTTGGCATATACATTAGATTGTCATCCCAGTCAAAAGCATAATACTTCATAGTAGGGGTCATCTGATCGTGAATAATCTCACTAATGATTTCTCTTACCGTATTTTTATAATTCATAATAATAAATAGTTTGTTTAACAAAAAAGGGGAACTTTCGATACCCCTTTCTTTTGTGTTTGTATTTTAAACCGATTTATATATTCTCAAACGATGCTCCAGTTGGAGTAATGTAGAAGGTTATATCTATAAATTCTAAAGCTCTAGTTGGCTTAATGTAAATCTTACCGGTCATTTGGTTTCTATCTAAATCTTCAGGATCACTAGAAACTGTTACTCTAAAGTCATAAAGACCTCTGTCTCTTCTAATCGCATCTAAGATTGGATTCACCGCATTTAAGAAGTCTTGTCTTACTTGTGCATCGTTCTGTTCAAACAATAACCTCACGGATACCGCTGAAATCAATTTACGTGCTTGTAATAACAATCTTCTAACGTTGATTCTATCAAGAGCAGACTCTCTAACTTGTAGAGTTTTATTACCCCAAATTACAGTTCCTACATCTGAGAAGGTTGCAATTGGATTAAGTCTTCCGTTATAAAGAATGTCTCTATCTTCTTGAGTTAATTTCTTACGAGCCTTTATACAATTTACTATACCACGAGTGTAACCTGCCGCTGCGAACCAAGGGAATGCAATGTTGTCAGTTAATGCCAAGTTTTTTGTAACTTCAGCTGTTGGTGGAATATAAATTTGTGTGTTGTTTACACTGTCTCTTGTCAATACCCACGGATAGTAAGTTGCGGTATAGTTAGAGTCAATTCCTGTGTTATCTAAGTTATCTACCGCCTCAGTTGGATAAATTAATCCATCCCCACCAGTAGTTGTTGGTAAGTAAAGATCGTAGTCAGGGGTTGTTGTAATATACAAAGAGTCAGCTCTATTGAATTCAATCATCTGAACCGCATCTTCAACCAAATTACTGTTATTAACATAATCAATACCAGGTGTTACAAATACATTAATATTAGTTGATTCTGGATTAGCAAATGTTTGTTGACCCAACAAGTATGCGTAGTAGTCGGTATTTGCAAAATTTTGAGTTCCATCTCCAAGAGAAATTTCTTTAAATGCTCCCCAACCTTTAGCTGTAGGATAACGTGATGAAGGACAAGCCCCATTCAAATATCCGGTTCTACCAATTTGGAATCTATCTTCGTTTGTTCTCCATTCTCTATATATATCCCATCCGTCAAATCCTCCTTGAACTAAGAATGTAAATTTACGAGCGAACAGTCTATAATATGCGTTTGTTGGTAATTCAGGGTCTGTTATAAATGGTGAGTTACCACAAATAAATCTTTGTCCACCACTTGTTGAAAACTCGGGTCCTATTGTTAATCCACTTGCATTTACATCCATGTGGAAACCAGCTGATCTGTAATTAAAAGGTAGACCCTCAATATCACAAGAGTTAATAGGGTTTCTTTTACCAACATATTCAAAGAATGCAGGATCCCAACCATAAGAATTAGACATACCTAAGTAAGTTCTTCTAACGTTATCACCTGAACTAACCAAAGCATCGTCGTTTCCTGAAGATAAACCAAATGGAGGATTATAAATAACTTCACCAGGGAAATCATACTTACCTTTAATTATCGGGAATGGTGACTGTGCTCCTGCGTAGTTTCTAAAATTAAAACCGTTAAATCCACAAGGAAGAGCGTCAATTGGAGCATCTTCAGACATTTCAACCATAACATATTTTGAATTTAATACGTATTCACCATCTAAAGTTCCAACTTTGTTTGCAATATAATTATTTTGTCCTGGATCCATTGCACAGTTTGTGAATTTTTCTAAAACAACAGGATTTGCATCTGTATCAAAATAATCACGAATTAATATATCAAACGTTAAATTATTAAATGTTTGATTAATTATTGAAATTTTAATTAAGGTGTTGGCCCCGTCACCATCAGAAATTGTATAGAATCTAAATAAATCATAAACTTTATTACCTCTAAGTTCAGACACAACAAATGGAGAGTATGGTGTTTGCCATTTATCTAAATACCATCCTATTGAATTTGGATCACTACTTTGTGCGGAATCAAGAGCAATTAGGTTTGGATTAAGACCTTTAATGTAACCTTTCCTCCAAGCAAAGTTTAGCCAAGATTGGAAATTTTCTTCTGCAAACACAGGAACCTCAATTCTTGGTTTTTGAAAGTTAGTTACACCAAATACTTTACTCCAATACTCAGGGTCGTTTTGACTAAATGAAGTTTCAAAGAAATA